GCAGCACGTGTTGCAGGTGCTTGAGGCGTCTTTTTGGCGACTTTTTAGGGCGGCGGGTCGATTTGGGTGGCATATTGGCGAGTGATGAGGGTGACATATTGGTGGTATGGTATTGAGATTAGGGGATAAATTGGAGAGTGATGAGGGTGAGGGGATTAACTTTTGTGGAAAGTGAAAGGGTTGGGAGTGATGAGTGATGCTCGGAAACTTTTAATGTTTGTGAAGCTCAATCCACTGGTGAATGAGTGAGGGATTAAACTTTCTCTCTTTGTGAAGCTAAATCCGCTGGTGAATGGTGGTGCGGGAGATACTTTTATGCTTTCTCAATCTCACTCCGCTGGTGAATGGAGATCGTGATCGTCCGGTGAACGCCTGATGGAGCTTGGTCGATTGTACCTTTATTATATTTACTTTTACTAAAAATTAATAATATATATAAGACTTAGAGATCGAAACGACGGTTCTTAGCGGGTCACGCACCGATCGTATCGTCCACCACTTTTGCCCGAACTTTTCAAACCGGGTAAAACCCTCATCCAGCGCGATAATTCGACAGTCCGGTGCTGATCCTGCTTGACACCAGTGTTAGTCTGAGTAACCCTTAGGGCTCAAGACGACGACTCATACTCAACATGGACCTTATGACACCGGACAACATCATGCACGCTTACGTGTTCCACAGCTACGCCCGCCGCAATCCGCAGGTGGACTTCGTCCCATCACTCATTTGCTATCCGATGAACGGCGCCGCCGCGTCCGAAGCCTACTACAAGCGGGTCGAGCTTTCCAGCCGCCGCATCACGGCCATGGCCAAGACCAACTTCCTGACCGACACCCAATCCCCTCTCATTGCGATCCGCATGGACGGTGGGTCCTACTACATCCCCAAGGACGAACTTGAAGAGATCGCCGCTGAACATCACGACGATGACATCTTCGAGATGATCAACAGCCTCTTCCGCAGCCGGAAATACTGACATGCCCGGCCATCCCAACATCGACCAGAAGCGCCCGCCGTTCGAGCCGATCGTCGTGAGCGGCCTCGATCAAACCACCCTCAAGACCATCGCCATGGAGATGCGGATCATTCAGGTCCTGTCCGAGCGGCAGGTTCGCAAGGTCGTTGTGGATTACATCCCCGGTTTTGCTGAGCAGTGCCGCGTCCGTGCGCCGGACGGCGAAGACGAGACTCCGTTGCAGTCGGTGTTGGTCGAACCAATCCCCATCACGTTCACGATCGAGGACGCCATGTTCGGTGGGGATGTTTTCGTGGTGCTGAGCGCCGACGGCATGACGCTGTGTCGTCCGATCCCGTGGGACGGTTACGAAAACTTCGGGCGGTACGTTCTGGGGAAGATGACGTGAACTTTGGCTGGGACAACCCCACTTACCGCGACCGGTCGCACAGGCCTAAGGATCGCCGAGAGCAACTCGAAGACATTTTCAACGAGATTGGTGGCTGGTCCGCTTTCGAACGGTCTCCCGGCGATTATGTCGTGGTGAACCGGATGAAGCCATTCAAGATCACAGACGGTCCGCTCAGCTTCGAAGAGGGCAACAAGCCGGTAGAGGTCGAGGAGTTCGTATTCCATCGCAGCATGTGCATGTGCGGTAGAGATACTTGGTGGTTCGTAGATTGTGAAAACTACACCATCGGCCAGCCGATCCGGGAGATGTGAGTGTACAACATTCCCATCACGATCTGCTACCGGATCGACGACGAAATTTTCTTCTTGCCATCCTCGGTGCCGATCGATAGTGTAGTTTCCCTTTACCCTCTTGACAGCGATACTAAACATCGTGTAGGGTATACCACACTCACTGATCGCTTTCCGCGTTGTGTGATTCGCCTTTTAGAGTGCGAATTGGTGGTATCCGAAAACTACCACGATCTTGTCCGTTATCTCGACGCTTACAAGACCATCGAAGAGGATTTCAAATTCCTCGCTTCGCGGAAGCCCGACCGATCAGTGCGTGCGTTTTCTCTGATCGAAGGTGGTATGTGCGTTACATCGCAGGAATCGACCCCGGACTCACCGGGGCAATCGTAGCACTCGATTTCGAGGCATACGAGATGCACATCTGGGACACGCCTGTGTCCATCGTGAAGATGAGCGGCGGACAGAAGCGCAAGCGTCCCGAACCTCAAGGTTTCGTGGATATCTTCACAGCCCTCCCGATCGATTATGCCATGATCGAGAACGTTCACTCGACGCCAAACGACGGACACGTCGGCGCCTTTACGTTCGGTAAGGTTACCGGGATCGCAATCGGTGTGATCCACGGTCTCGATATCCCACTGGCACAGGTCCAACCGGCCAAGTGGAAATATGCGATGCAGGTCCCTGCGGTGAAGGAAGCTTCGAAGGCACGGGCCAGCCAACTCTTCCCACATTGCACCGCTGGATGGGGCCGGGCGAGCGATCACGGCCGGGCTGAAGCTGCGGTCATCGCGCTCTACGCCGCGATCGTTCTCGAACTCAAGCCGGAACGCGCGTTCAAACTCGCGACGATCAACGGCGTGGAATTCCAACCCAAGAAGGTCGCCGCGTAATGCCAGTCCTTGGAAACAAGAAGCGCGAACTGTTCGCCCGCTTTCTGGCCGATCCCACGATCACACAGGCGCAGGCCTACGAACTGGCCGGTTACACGCCGTCCTCATCGAACGCGTCGATCTTGGCTAACACTGAAGAGATGAAACACCGGGTTGCGGAGATCAGGGAAGAACAGGCTAAGGAGAAAGCCGAATTCAAACTGCGGATGATTGAAGCGGGTATCGATCCAGACAGTCCACAAGGGGATCAGGAGCAGCAAGTATGGGACGCGGATCGCGTCCGCAACATGCTCGCTACTAACGCAAGCATGGCACAAGTCGTTGGTGACTTCAAAAGTGCCATGGAGTCGATCGCATTGATCGGCAAATCCCTCCAAATGTTCGACAAGGATAATGATACCCGTGGCGGAAACTCTTCGCGACCAGAAATCTCGTTTGCTCTCATCAACCAAGCGACTGGCGGCGATTCGCAGGGCAGTCGAACAATCCTTGTCGAAACGGACAACCCTCTCGCCCCTCGACTACCAAGCGCTGGTGAGCCTGAGCGGCTCGAACAGTCTGGAAGCACAGCTAAACGCGCTCGACGAAGCTGAGGAGTACGCCGACGCCGAACTGGTGAAGGTGTGGTCGGAACTGGCTAAAACCAACTACCACGATTTCTATGAGTACATGAACCGGAACGAAGAGCTTCCGGACGGTCCCGACGGCGAAATCCGCAAGGGTTACGTCATGTCTCCGCACCAGCGGCTGATCGGCGACCTGCTCATGGCGGCAGAGTGCAAAGAGACCATGCGGTTCATGCTCTCGATGCCACCGGGCCATTGCAAGAGCACGCATAGCTCGCATCACTTCCCGGCTTGGTATTTCGGCCGCAACCCCCGTCACAAATTCCTTCAGGCCGGTCATAGTCAGGACTTCGTCGCGAACGAACTTGGCGCGACTGTTCGTGCCATCATCGACAGCGACGAATACCGCACGGTGTTCCCGGCGATCGGCTTGCGTGCCGACATGCGGGCCAAGGACTATTGGGGTCTCAACAACCGCAAAGGCAAATACGTCGGCAAGGGCGTAGGGCAAGGCATCTCGGGTTTCCGTGGAAACTTCGGCATGGTCGATGACCCTTTCAAAAGCCGCGCCGCCGCTGAATCTCCAACCATCCGCGATGCCACGTTCAAATGGTACGCCGATGACTTTTCCACCCGTCTACTGCCGGGCTCCCCGCTTGGCATCATCATGACTCGTTGGCACTCCGACGACATCTGCGGACGCATCACGGACCGAACAGACCGGGAAAAAGCCGAAAAAGCTGAGCAGGAAGAAACTTTTAAAAAGTTGCAAAGTAATATCCTCGATCAAGCCACTGAAATCGATGGTAAAAAAGCAACTTACACCTTTGAAGTCATTAATTTACCCGCTTTGGCCGACGACGACGATGTTCTCGGTCGCGCGCCGGGTGAGCCATTGTGGCCTGAACTTTTTGACCGTGACGCACTGAATAATCTACGCGCCGACATGACGGCAGCGTCGTGGAATTCGCTTTACCAAGGAACCCCGATGGACATCGAGGGTGGTGCAGTCCAATCCGAGTGGTTCAAGCGCTACGACAAGTTGCCGGATCGCGGTGATAAGGAGCACGCTTCATCGATCCGCCGTTGCGTGTTGTCTGTTGACGCCGCGAATACTAAGAAGGAACGTTCGGACTATTCGGTCATCACTGTTTGGATAGAAGATAAGCACCGTAACCACTATCTGGCCGACGTTTTCCGCAAGCAGGTCGAATTCAACGAGCTTTGCAGCGAAATCGACCTCATGACCGACCGCTGGGCACGCATTGCCGGGGAGGTCAACGCGATCTTGGTCGAAGCCAAGGGTAACGGGCTGGCATATCTGCAACTGAAAGAGAATGGTGGGGCCAAGGCGCCACTGATCCCGATCGAGGTTGGGAACTCCTCGAAGGAATTCCGCTTCGACAAGGTCACGCCGATGTTTGAGGCTGGGCAGGTTCATTTGCCGAACCGTGCGCTGTGGTTGGCTGAGTACGAGAAGGAACTGATCGGCTTCCCGCACGCGAAGCACGATGACCAAGTCGACTCCACGGGCCAGTACCTCGATTGGTCGCGTCAGAAGACGCGCCGAGGCACGAAAAAGGCCACAGGGTCGGGTTACGAAGGCCAGTAGAGGTAAAATTAACGTTATGGTTGCTTTTTGCTCTACTATTTGTATAGCGTATATATGGACTTCAAGCATTGTTTCGACTCGCATCGCCGATCTGCCTATCACAGAGGTATTGGTTTCGACTTCAGCTTCGAAGCGTGGCAGGAGTGGTGGCTAAAAGACGATCGATGGAGGCGTAGGGGGAGAGGCTCCGACGATCTGTGCATGGCTCGTTTGAACGACGAGGGTCCTTATCGGCCGGACAATGTAGAATGCATCACGCAGTTCGAAAACAAGAAACAAATAACTGCTGAGAGAAGACGAGCTTCTCAAAAGGTAGGCGCTGCTAGTCGCCGAGCTATTCAGACAAACACACCCGATGGAGTGTTTGCCACGCGTACTGCCGCAGCAAACCACTACGATATTTCGGTGGCTGCTGTGATTTACCGGGTAAATAACTGGCCTGATTGGTCGTAAGGCCCGGTAAGGCCTCGTTAACCTTAACAGAAACCCTCTGATCGGCCCTCCTTTTGACCATCCGTTAACCTTAACAGGTTGTTAACCTTAACAGATCGCAACGCTTTGACCTTCCGCTCGGGCGTCGGTCCGGGGTGGTCAACGGGGCAGGGGTGGTCGTCACCCTCCGGCCGGGGGTGGTAACTCCCTTGGGCTCTCCTGCACGCAATGCCACCCCCATATGCTTGCAGCGCATCACTGGCGCTGTGTGGGTTCTCCTGAGGCGCTCATGCACATACGACAGCCTCGTCATCCCTGCTCCCTCCCAGCAGCCCCACAGACGCCCTGAGAGCCTTTGGCGCCATCACGCGCTCCGATGATCCCGTTCGGTATCAAAAGCGCTCTCTGGGCTTCCTAGAGGCTCAAATGATCCCGTTCGGGAGCATCCGGAGCCCTTCGAGACGGTCAAATCGGGCCATTTGAGCCCTATTGTGACCCAAAAATGGGTAAAATCAACCGTTTAACCCTCTGGTCGAGCCTCATTTGGGGCTCCGAGTCGCGTCAAGTCACGATTTGATCCTTTCCTGACTTTGCGCTTGCGAGTCATTTTTCTTCCTACTTGTCAAGTGTGCCTAACTGGCAATGTCCCAGATTACGGTTTCTATGTCAGTAGCAAATGAAAACCGTTTTAGATGACACCAGCTATCGCGTTGTATGACAACGCTTTTCATGCCCGCAATGTCACGAAAGAAACTGTGGAAAAGCGTATAGGAAAAATCTTAGACAGGTCGTGTATCGAGTGTCACGAAAGGGATGGCGGATTTCAGCCACTTTTTGGACCCTTCGATCGGTTGGTCATATTTCAGAATGGCTGATGGCGACTATCGATCGACTGTCATTGTTTGATTGGGTGAGGGAGCATCGACTCGATCTGAAGCACCCGCCTGACAGACCATTGGGAACCCGATGAACAGCGATCCCCATTTTCGCCGAGGCTGGTGAACAGCGAAGGCCATTTTCGCTGGCGCAGGTGAACAGCGGTTGCCATTTTCGCTGGCCTCGATGAACAGCCGGAGCTATTTTGCCAGACCGAGGCCCCGACGCGGGGATCGAGGTGAACAGCGTCGGCCATTTTCCGGGGCGCAGGTGAACAGCGGTCGCCATTTTGGCATAGGGTCGCGAGCGGGGAGGTTGGGTCGAGGGTTAACGGGCCGGTAGGATTTGGGTCGGCCATGGTTACGATCGCGTTCATTTTCAGATCGCGGGAAGGTTAATGAAACAGCGAAGCTGTTAAGGTTAACGAGTTGTTAAGGTTAACATGATGTTAAGGTTAACGTCATCGTTAAAGGTAATGAGATGTTAAGGTTAACGCCAAGTCGGTGTTTATTAACCATCAAAATAACAATGCGGAATAAAAAGCGTTTGCGAATCGATCTGCTTTGTCTAAACAGGACTGGCAACGCGATAGGAGATTCGCAAATGCTTCAACGTCCTGTCTATCAAGAAATCGCTGCGGCTCTTCTGTCCAAGACCATGAGTCAGGATAAGGAGAATCGGGATTGGGCCTTGCGTTGGTCCGATCGTATCGATTGGCTTGTTTCCAACGCCTTGCCGTCGGGGTCAGGTGTCGATTCCGGAACGACCCTTAACGAAGTCAAATCGACTCCGGACAAACTGGTGTTCGATGTGGGTTACCACCATATGGACCAATCCGGCATGTATGACGGGTGGACCCATCACGAAGTGATCGTGACTCCGTCTCTGGTCTGGGGCTTGTCCATCCGGATCACTGGCCGCAATCGGAACGATATCAAGGACTATCTCGGCGAGCTATATCATCACGCCTTGACCGTTACCGCGCCAGACTATCCGGAAGGGCTCTAATGGGCTGTCTGGACGCTCTGGGGCGCGCTCTGGCGGGGATCATGCTAATCATTGTAGGCTGGGCGCTCTTGAAGTAGGGCGCCCGGCCTTTGCCGCGCCTTAGGTGGTCGTTAACGTTAACAACAACGAACGCGGTGCGGAAGAAAAAACATTTACAATCTTCAAACGAATCGCTATGGTGAGGCATCACGAACGCTAGGAGCGAATCGACATGCCAAAGAAATACAACGGTCACCCATCGTGGGCGCATTGGAACGTATCGCTCTGGATCAACAACGACGAAGGGCTTTACCGCGTAGCCCGGAGTTATGTTTACAGTCATGGCGCGGCGGAAGGGGCTCGCCGGTTCCATGCCGAGCACTTGGCCGGGCAGAAAACCCCGGACGGAGCGGCCTATCTGATTACGTATGTCCGCCACGCGTTGCGCGGCATCCTGTCTTGAATCCGGATCAGGTGGAGATGATGGGCCGCTATGCGGTGGCCCGTCTGTCTGCATGGTTCAAACGAACGAAGGGGCGATAACATGGCGATTCAATTCAACGTCAATATGAGCGGCGCCAAAGGCTTCACCTTGCCAGCGGCCCCGGCAATGGTTGCGGGCGTGTGGCACGGTGGTGAGCTTCACACGGTCGATAGGGACGCGTTGCGGGCTCTCCTGCCTTATCGGTGGCGCAAGGCGTTCGATCGCGCTGGCGCGCTCTGGTGGCCTAAATCGGCCTGCCTGCCTGCCAAGGGGTTTGACATCAGGGAGAACGAAAAGCCGCAAGGCCATATGACCTTGCATGACCGGCGTGGCAAATACTTGACGACGGTCTACCTAAACGCGCAAGAGATATAGGGAAGGGCGGCGCAAGCCGCCTTTGCTTTGACAGGAACATCGCGTTAAGGTTAACGAACTAATCGAAGTTCGTTAACTACAAAAGAAAGATGGCGGAAGAAAAAACGCTTGCGAATCACTTGGCGATCGGTCACAAAGGGACATCGCAAACGGAGACACTCAAATGCCTGCATTCACTTCAGCCGCCGCTTTCTTTCGCGCCGCCCATGGCAAGCGCGTCATTCGCCGCCAAAACATCAAGACAA